GACGTGTGCTCTTCCGATCTGGCAGCCTCAGAAAGTTCTTTGGCGAATTTCTCGGCCGCCTTGGCATCCTTCAAATCCTTCTTGTCCCAGGCGCTGCGCGGCAGTGCTTTCAACCGCGCGAAAATATCGGAAAACTGTTTGAGCTTGGCGGCCAAAGCGTCATTGCCCTCAAAGCTCTCCGCATACTGCTGGAAGCGTTCCATGCTGGCATCCAGCCGTTCATTGGTTCTGGCCAGAACCTCCTTCTGCTTCTCCTGGTTCCTCTGCCTGATTTCAATTTCCTTGCGGAGCCGGTCTTCCAGGGCTGAGGCCATCACATCGGTATGTTTCACGGCATCCTGCTGGGCGTTGGTCTTGGCCGTCTCCTGGGCCATCGCTTCATTGGCCGTCTTCTGGGATTGTTGCTCATTCAATAGGGTTTGCAACCGCTCTTTAGCTTCATTTGCCTCTTGTTTGGCAGCTTCCGTTTCCAGGAATATCTCTTCCAGCCGCGTGCTGTCTTCCTTCATGACCGATTGCACCAACTGCAACACCCTTACGTACTCGGCCAGCCTTTCATCGTCATTCTTACCGTCCAGATTCCCAATCAATCCAGTCTTGCCGATACGACCTAGCATGTTGTCCAATGCCTTGCGGCGTTCCTCGACGGCCTTTTTTAAAATATCCTCGTTGCCCTTGTCCGTCTGGTTAAACCTCATCCCCTTGGCGCGCATGAATTCATGCTGGGCGGCTATGGCAGCATCATAATCCTGCCGGGCCTGATCCTCATCCTGTTTGCGTGCTAGGGCGATGGGCGCGCCAACCAGCGGGAGCATGGTGGCGGCCCGTGCCTGGTCTTTAATGGCCTGCTGTACTTCCTTGAGGGCATCTTTCTGGCGCTTGATGATGCTTTTCCACCGGGCAAGGTCTTCCTCCGCTTGTTTGAGGGCATCAGCCTGGTTAAGCACCTGCATGGGTTTGAGGTCCTGCACGGCCTGTCTGGCCATGCCGGACCGTGATAACTCCTGTAGCTTGCGGTAGCGTTCCTCGGCGGCATCCGCCCTGGCCTGGGCCGTCTGTGCCGCCTGGTCAGCCTGCTTGCGCTCTATTTCCATGCGCTCGTTGGCATCCTTGGCATCAATCATTGCCAACATGTCGCGGGCCTGGGATTCGGTGATCTCTCCACGGATTTTTCGCTCCTGGATGATATGGCGGTTTTTCTCGTTCTCAATTTGGAGCAGCTTCTGCTGATGTTCCAACCCGGCCATGGCCTTGCGGTCAATGGCCTCAATGGTGCGCAGCCGGGCGGCGTAGGCGTCATTGACCTGCTTGACGCCTGCGGCTTCTTGTTTAAGAAAGGCGTCCTCCCGGTGCTGGGCACGGGCGGAATTGATGCTATCCTGCCAGCGGGCCAGCTTGTCCTGGGCTGCCTGGATGATGCCGGCCAGCTTGGCGTCAATCTGCTTGGCCTTGACGCCAAATGCCTCATTGAGCGACTCTCCTATGGACCAGCCAAGATCCCATGCCTGCTTACCCAATCCGATCACATTTTTGAGGTTTTGCAGGCCGCCGTTGAATTGGTTCCAGGACTGCATTGTACTGCTGCCCCAGGCTTGCAGCTTGCCGGGCAGGGAAGTAAGCGTGCTGATGCTCCGGGACAACAAGGATGCACTCCTGTCCAGGCGCTGGGAGGTCACGGTGAAATTCTTGCCCGCCTGCCTGAGGGCGCCGTCCATCGTCTTGACGGCATGGGACAGTTCCGCCGCACCCTCCAGCCGCCAGGTCATGCCGCCTCCGGAGGCTGCCCCGGTATAAGCCGGGGCAGCGGTACCGCCCACGCCTCCGGAAAGTAAACTATCCGGCACCTGCTTGGCAGCCTTGGACAAATCCTGCACCGCCTTGTTGGCTTTGGCCAGGTCTCCCAGGTTGGCCGTGGTCCCGATGCTGATGCTTACGTCATAATCCATAGGTCAATCAATGTCTCCTGTTAAAAAAAGTTGAATTTCCAGCACACCCCAAAACGCTGCGGCTCCATATCGCTGATCATTGGTCGGCGGCAAAGGCTGCACATGGTCAAGGGTGGCGTGGTATTCCCGCGTGCGCTGCGGGATGCCGGCATGATAGGCGGTCATCCAGGTGACCATGCCCTCCGGGTACAGCGTCAGCAATTCCGCTATGTCCAATCCCCATGCCCTGACGGCGGCGTAAGTGCTGAAAGCCCGCGCCAGGGAAAAAGACATCTGCAACCCGGCATTGCCGCGTGCCGCCTGGTGCATCCAGCGGCTGCCGATAACGGCCTCGCGCTGCACCTGGACGGAGGGAACCACAGTTACCAGGGACGGCATCACATCCCCGTAACTGCACAAGGCCACCGCCTCCGGGGCATCGTCTCCGATTGGGCGGTAGATCACTGTATCTTGCGAACGATAGGCGTCCATAATCAGTCAAAGATTGCTGGTCGTGAAAAACCTGAAAAACTCCACGGCAGCGGGGTCCGTGAGGACAAAAACCGGGTAATCGCGGGAAGTGAACACCCTCCGGCCGCCCTGCGGGTTGACGGCCTCAACGGTCAAATCCACGGTTTCCACCGTTCGCACAGGATCATCCTCTTCCGGCGCATAAAACTCTTTCAGTCTCGCCCACACCTGAACGGCCTTCCACGGCTCCGACAATCCAACCAACGCGGCCACTACCGCCTGCATTGCCGGGGCATGGTCGGCTGGTATCTCGTCCTGATTAAAGCGGGCCGGAGGTCTATAACCGCCCTTGTCCTGATAGATGGGCGTCAGAGAGAATTCCTGCCAGTTGCCGGGCTGGGGAAATTGTATTTGTATTTCTGCGTTGGTCATCATTAGAGAGTCTCGTTAATATCTTCAAAATCCGCCGTTTCCTCGGATTCAATGGCATTGACTGCCATTGCTTCCAATGCAGCGTACATTGGATTGCGCTGTCCATTGGCATAAAGGTAGCGGCTGCCTGCTCCCGTGCGAACCGAGGAAGTCCAGGAATTGGGATTTTCTACATCCGCCACCAGCGTGCTGAAACCTATCCCGTCTTCATATCCTGAAACACCTCTGAGGTTGGCTATTTTGAACAAAGTGTTTGTCTGGCCTCCCCCCAGCTCAATATAAAGTGACGCTTTCCCCTCGTATGACGACATGCTTGAAAACCCCTCCTGCATGAAAATGAGCCTGTTGAGGCAGGCGGGAAATGGGTGGTTATTGGTCGCCGGAATAAAGCTTTCCGTAGTTTTCACCTTCCATGACGCGCCGGAAGAGACGTAATAAATTTCCCGAACTCTAAGCAGGTAGCCACCCCGGACAGTATCACGTACCGCTGTGGTTGTGATGTCGATGATCTCTCCGTAATTGACGGCCAGATTATTGCCTGGAATCATGGAAAATGATTCCATCGTCAGGCCGCCTCTTACCGTTTTTGAACCTCGGCCTAATCCAAAGGTAAATTTGGATGCTGTTGAACCGGACAGCGGTATCGAAAAGCCCGCGAAAGAGCTGTAATTATGCTGGCCCTGCGGCCCTTCAAATGTGAAGGTAGTCGTACTGTGTGCAGGAGAGCTGGAAGCTGCCGACGTTGAACTGGTTGCATAAAGTCCGGCATATTGAACAGAGGTGCTGCCTTTCCCCACTACGGGCATGGAGCTGGTTTTGAGGTACAGAGGCTGAATCAACGCCTGTATGGCTCCTGCCAGCCCCATAGCATAAAAAAAGTTGACCGCTGACGTATCAGTCGGCGCGCCCACGGCAAGCGGGATGTTGATGCCGCCGTTGGCGTTAATAGCCCCCGCCGCCGTCAGACCTCCGGCCAGCGTCATGTTGCCGGAGGCGTCCACTTGAGGCATGGCCGCCAGGGCGTTAGCCGCCGCCGTCGCGGAGTTGGCCGCGCTGGTGGCAGATGTTGCGGCATTATCAGCAGCCGTGGACGCGGTGGTGGCGGATTGGCCAGCCGTCCGCGCCGCAGCCTCGGCGGTCGCGGAAGATTGGCGCACATCCCGCCCCAGGCTATCCAGTTGCCGCGCGGTGGCCAGCTCCATCCCTCCCAGGGTGATGCCGTTGTCGTAGTCCACCATCACGGTCATCAAGGGAGCCATCGTACCATTCACGGTGGGCGGGTTGGACACCTCCGTGATCAAACCGCGTCCGGGGACGGAAGGGGTCAGGACGGCGTGCATGCCCAGCGCGTAGGGCGTCATCTCGGTCCCCTCACACACCTGGATGATAATGACATCCCCGCGCGTCAGGGGAATGCCCGGCGTAAATACCCACGTGGCCGTCTGGCCGCTGGACAGGTTGGACACATAGGTGGAGGTTCCAATCAGGCTGTAAGCGCCGTCCGTCAGCCGCCAAATCCGCAGACAATACTGATTCAGGGCGGGGTCGGTGAAGAAATACACGGTTGAAATACTCGTCAGGCGGCAGCTGTCGGGCAGATGTCCGGCCAGTATCTCGTCTCCCCACGTGAACGCGTAGC